TACAAGGAGCTTTATACGATATTGCCGACCGAATCCGTCGTGCAGCAAGTACCATTACACAGTAAGCATTATTACTGTCTTTAATTTAACACCCGAAGGGGGGGGG